CTTAGGGCCCCCGCACTATGTGCGGTGGCACCACCCTGGACTAAGTTAGTGCTGGTTTACCTCGGTCTCTCCCGAAATCCCGCTGCGTTACCCTATCCCTTGGAGTCCCAAGTCCGAGGGATGGCTCAGTGTGACATCGTACAGCTTGTACCCTGTACCCGCCCGCACCCATATCTCAGCGGTGATCGACCTATCTATTCAGCACTTTCCTAGCCCGCCGCCTAGAGCTCTTTTTGTGTTTTTGTGTGGCATGCCACTGTTTACAACGACAAACTACCCAAACCCCCAAATACTGCACCTGCTATACCACCCGACATGTAACCACCCACAGTCCTTTTAACTATGTTGCCCACGCTGCTAAACCAGTGTGGGTCTTGCTCAAACAAACACCTCTTCACATGCTCGATGGTGTTGACGGATGGATTGGTCAGATGTGACTCGGAGACGATACCAAGAGAGGGATCAGGCTTCCATTCAATAATGTTGGTAGCCCTTATACGAATCCCACTCGCGCTGCTGAATCCAGTAAACACGAAAACGATACACATGGTATCATTATCGTTTTGAATGGATCCACCAACGGGATTGTAGACCTCGTCGCCCGCACCCGGGACAAACTTGGTCTCCATTGGTTCCGCCACCTGAATACGGCTGGTTCTGTTACATAACTGAGACAATCCATCAAGAGTGGTAGCGGCAAGCGCTGCACTCTCCGGGACAATGCCTGTGTATACAAAACCAGATGTATTCATGACCGATGAGACAGGGTAGCATGACAGGCAGGCGCCAAGACTACGAATAGAATCAGCGTTTCCCTGCATGAAATTCTGCCCAGGATTAGGAAATGAGCCTACATTCCAAGTGACCGTGGCTGTGGAGGTTGTAGCATCTGCAGAGTATACTCTACCCAGGGAGGGGGTGAATATGATTCCAGCACATGTGGAATTAGGAGCTTGCCCAATTGATCCATTAGACACGAAACGTGTTTTGTACCCCTGGTCACCGCGGTATGCCGCGGGGCTCAGTTGAGCATTACACGGATCAAGCAACATATGAGCTGCCTTCTGTCCAGCCGGGTCAAGACAAGCAAGCCCTTTCTTGACATTAAACTTGGGGAGATATGGTTTGGCTGCTTTCGCAACCCGCTTGGCTGCTCGCTTAACTTTGCGAGTAGCCTTGGTTAACTTATTTGCCATTAGTAGTAAACAATGTAATCTTCTGCCTTGGGAGCATTAGTGGAGAGGACCAGCCGATCGTATTCAGCCTCCAATGCAAGTTGCATGTCCGCATGGATACCAAAGGCTAAGTAGAAGGAGTGACGTGTGGAGTCGGTAATATGCGTGGTGGTGGCGTGTAGACATCTTGAAAACCAAGTAAGTCCACATCGCCCCTCGACCTGGTCGAGGCGTTTGCCCTTAACCCCGTTGCGCACAAAATAACTGTAGTACGCCTGCTGTATTGGGACCCCGCTTGCGGCTGCCAGGCCGCATTTACCCACACAATGCATCCACTGCTGCAATTCAGTGATGCTTCGGGACCGGATAGAGACAGCATCCTTAGAAAGTGAGGCCCAGAAATTCCTCACCATCTTGTACGAGTCACCGACAAGTACCGGGTGCATCTGGCAGAATTCAATCTTCTCTATCACATCCACGATTGGTTCCTCAACTATGTTGAATCCATACCTGAGGAACCACTCGTGGAGCCCATCGCGCATGGCATCAACGTGCTCCGCCTCAAAAATGAGTGTGCAGTCATCACCATTGTTGATGAGTTCGGCCCTGATCCCCTTCTCATCACAATATTGCTTGACAAGAATGCACATGATGATGATGTTACCTAGCGCTGTGTTCATGTCACCTGACATTCTAGATCCAGGTTTCCTATACACAAACGTAGCATCATCAGCATGTGCCACCCCCCTGTTGTCAAGCTGCCAACGCAGCAAACGCCTCAACTCTCGACTTTTGAATATGGCATTATACAGCCCATGTTCAAACTCGAGAGCTTCAACTGAGACGTGCTGGTCGAACCTGGAGGCATCTAACCCTAATGCCACAGGTTTTGTGAATCCCCCCCACTTTGCAGATATGATCTCCCCAATTTGCTCAACATTATAACCCTTCATTACCGTTGTTGAGCCCCACAACTCGTCTATGGCAGCATAGACGTCATGCTCTATCACAGCTAGGTATCTACCTACTTCAATATTATAGCGTGGGCTTCGTGGTTGGATAATGCGAGGAGCAGGGTCCGACTTCTTCGACGCATTGATCTTTTCACACTTCACGAATGCACCATAAACTCGAGCATCCTTCACACTGGGCGGTGTCAGTTGAAGTGATGCATAAGCATTCTCATAGATTCGTCGCTTGTCAGCCGGACGCGTCGACACAAAAAAGTGTCGTTCCATCGGGGTGGCAGCTCCAACTCTATGGGCAATCTTATCCCTCAGGGCCGTAAGGGTCGCATATATTCCAGGAATGGGTTGTGGGGGCCTTTGCAACTGCCCGTTAGCCTCCACATGGTAAACCCGCTCCATCAAGGCCCTTCGCAAATTGGTGGCTGAATTATTGTGTATCAGGAATTTAATTGGACCCTGCACACCACTCAGCATATACACCTTGCGAGTTTTCGGTAGGACCGGCTTGGGATACTCGACCACAAACTCTTCGTCAGTGTCGGGGAATACACCCCTACTGATTGAAGTGTTAATACCTT